TGTTGACTTATAACACGAAATAAGGGAAGATAAATACTGTTATGGCACAATCACAACCAAACAATACTAACTTCTTATCACAATTAGGTGCTAAGTTTGTACTGAAAAAAATACCTAACGTAAACTATTTCATACAACAAGTAGCATTACCTTCAGTTGATTTAGGAGAAATACAAGTACCAACACCTTTAAGTAATAGGTTAAAGTATCCAGGTGACTTAGTTACCTATGGTGATCTAGTTATAACATTTAGGGTCGATGAAGATTTGAATAACTATAAAGAGTTATATAATTGGATCTTATCAATGACGCGTGTAGAAGATTTTGAGAACAGCACAGCTTGGGCAAACGAACAAAGTGCAGGCAGTGATGACAGAGTCTTTAGTGATGCAACTTTAACAATACTTAACAGTGCAATGAATCCTAATCAAGAGATTACATTTAGAGATGTGTACTGTTCCTCATTATCAGACTTGCCATTCACAACACAAGCTGCCGACGTTGATTACATTGAATGTACAGCGACATTTAAGTATAGAAGTTTTAAAATTAATTAATATATAATTGAATCAGAGAAAGCGAAGAGCCATTAAGGAGGCAGTAACTGATACCGTTCTAGGTACAGCTATAATGTTTCCACTTAATTTTTTAGTAGTGTATATTACGCTAGACCTGTTGTCTTTTAATTCGTTTCAGATTACACTATCCTCTACAATAACCTTATTCTTCGTAGCAGTATGGAGAAAGGCAACTGTTAGATTATACTTTGAGAAAAAATATGACACTAGAAGAAATACAAGCACAGTGGAGTAAAGATGCTCCTGTTGATAGAACAGAACTAGCAACTGAAGCTAGTAGGATTCCTCAACTACATTCCAAATACTTTAAAATCTTTTCAACAGAAAGATTGCTATACAAAAAGATGGAACAACAATCAAAGCAACTGTGGAAAGACCTTTGGGAATACTATCAAGGCAACTTTGATTATGAAGAGTTAAAAGAAAGAGGTTGGGATCAAGTCAATACAAGAATACTAAAAGCAGACTTAGGTATTCATATTGACGCAGATCAAAATTGGATAGACAATAATCTTAAGATGGCATATCAAAAAGAAAAAGTAGACTTTGTTGAGTCTATAGTTAAGTCATTAAACAATAGAGGATTCAATATCAACGCAGCAATCCAATGGGAGAAGTTTAAAGTTGGCATCTAATGGAAACATTAATAGTTAAAAAAGTAAACGAAGTTTACATGGAAGTTGATTGCGATGGTGGCTCTTGTTGGGAGCTACAGGACTACTTTACTTTCACTGTTCCTGGTATGCAGTTTATGCCAGCAGTTAGAAATAAGTTCTGGGATGGTAAGATAAGACTATTCAATCCTCAGACTAAAAAGATGTATGGAGGTTTACTTCATCACGTACAAAAGTTTTGCGAAGAAAGAGATTACAATTTAGTTATTGATCCAGCTTATGCTGATCAAGAGTTTAGTTTAGCTGAAGCTAAAGACCACGTTAAGAAGTTAGGTCTGCCTTTTGAAGTTAGAGACTATCAGTTAGATGCATTTGCACATGCAATGAAAAAGAAAAGAGCACTAATGTTATCTCCAACAGCTAGTGGTAAGTCTCTAATCATATATCTTATAGCATCGTATATAAGAAAGAGAACATTAATCATTGTTCCAACCATATCATTAGTACAACAAATGGCTGGAGACTTTAAGTCATATGGCTATCAATTAGAGCCGCATTGTATAACAGCAGGTGTAGATAAAGAGACAGATAACTTACTTACAATTAGTACATGGCAATCTATTCATAAGATGCCAAAGAAGTGGTTCGAGCAATTTGATTTAGTTATTGGAGACGAAGCTCATTTATTTAAGAGTAAAAGTTTGACTTCGATTATGACTAAGACTGTAGGTACAGAATACAAATTTGGTTTTACAGGAACACTGGATGGCACTACAACACATAAATTAGTCCTAGAAGGATTGTTTGGTCCTGTTGAGAAAGTAACTACTACTGATGAGCTAATTAAGAAAGGTACGTTATCAGAATTTAATGTCAAGTGTTTAGAGTTACAATATCCAGATGAAATAAAAAAGATTCATTCAAAAGATAAATACCCAGACGAAGTAGATTTTTTAGTAAGGAATGAAGCTCGTAACAGGTTCTTGAAAAATTTAGCAGTAAGTCTACAAGGCAACACATTGATGTTGTATCAATTTGTAGAGAAGCACGGTAAGCCTTTGTACCAAGAAATAAAAAAATCTATTGAGCATTCAATAGAGAAGGATAGAAAAGTTTTTTTTGTTAGTGGAGAAGTAGATGGAAACGCTAGAGAAGAAATCAGAAAGATTGTTGAGCAAGAAGACAACTCTATTATTGTCGCTAGCTTTGGTACTTTTAGTACTGGTGTTAATATAAAGAGATTACATAATATAGTTTTTTGTTCACCATCTAAGTCTAGGATAAGAGTGTTACAATCAATAGGAAGAGGATTGCGTACTGGTGATGGTAAGACTATAGCAACACTATTTGATGTTGCAGATAACTTACAATGGAAAAGTAAACAAAATTATACACTTAGTCATTTTGCTGAAAGAATTAAAATGTATAACGAAGAAAAATTCAAGTATAAAATATACAAGGTAGCGTTAAAGGAATGACACTGAAAGATAATATAGCAACAATAAAATTAATGTCAGGTGAAGAATTGTTAGCTATAGTAGAGAAATGTTCTAATCCATTACATCTTAAAGTAATCAATCCTGTAGTTGTTTATAAACAAAATACAATGGCAGGACCAGTTTTATCTGTTTCACACTGGTTAATGTTTACAGAAGAGAATGAAATCATCATAGATCGTAAGAATATCGTTGCCATCAAATACGGAATAGAGGACAATGCAATAGAACACTACCTCAATTTTACCCGCAAGAGAGGTGACTTTATTAACTTTAAGAGTCCACAGATGGAGGATATCTTAAAACAACTAGGAGAGAAAGCGTTACAACATCAAGACGAAGATTTTGAACTAGAGATAGATTTACAACCAGATGTTGCTAATACTACTATACACTAATGCCAAGAGCTAAATCAGAACATTACGTAGACAATAAGAAACTGTATGCAGAGATGGTAGAATATCTTGAAGCGGTAAAAGAAGCAGAAGAATCAGACTCAGATAAACCAAGAGTACCTGAGTACATAGGAGAATGTCTTTTAAAGATATCAACAAGACTTTCTACTAAACCTAACTTTATCAACTATACATATAGAGATGAAATGATAAGTGATGGTATTGAGAACTGTATCAACTACATTGGTAACTTCAATCCCGAGAAGTCTACTAATCCATTTGCATACTTTACTCAAATTATATATTATGCATTCCTTAGAAGAATTCAAAGAGAAAAGAAACAACTATACATCAAACACAAATCATTAGAGAGGAGTGTTATATTTGATGAGCTTGCAACTACTGATGGTAACAAAGAGCAAGGTGATCAAGGAGCTTATATCAACTTAGATACTCCTTACATGAATGACTTTGTTGCTAACTTTGAAGCTAAAGAAGAAGAGAAGAAGCAAGCTAGGAAAAAGAAAAAAGGTTTAGAAAACTTTGTTGAGGATGATAGTAAATGAAGATAGCTTTAATAACAGACCAACACTTCGGAGCAAGAAATGATTCAAAAAGAGTACACGACCACTTCCAAAAATTTTATGACAATGTATTCTTTCCTGAAATCAAACGCAGGGGTATTGACACTGTTATTGATCTTGGTGATACTTTCGATCGTAGAAAATATATATCTTTCACGTCACTCAAACGAGCAAGAGAAATGTTCTTCCAACCGCTCCATGACAACGGAATCAAGATGCACTGTATCGTCGGAAACCATGACTCCGTATATAAGAATACTTTAGAAGTCAATAGTGTAGACCTCTTAATGGAGGAGTACACAAACATTACAACTTATACTAGACCTGAAGTTATTGAGATAGATGGTACAGAGATTATGTTAGTACCATGGATCTGTCAAGACAATGAAGAAGAAACATTTGTTATGGCTGATAAGACTTCTGCTCAGATCCTATTAGGTCATTTAGAACTATCAGGTTATCAAATGTACAAAGGTGGGTTTATCGATCATGGTATATCAGATCATTGGTTAAAGAAGTTTGATCTAGTATGTAGTGGACACTATCATCATAAGAGTACAACTGGTAATGTAAACTATCTTGGTTGTCCTTATGAGATGACTTGGAGTGACTATGACGATACAAAAGGATTCCATATACTCGATACTTTAACAAGAACATTAGAGTTTGTACCTAATCCTCATACTCTATTCCATAAAGTATGGTACGATGATACAGATTTAGATATGGCTGGTCTGCTAGAACAGACAAAGAACTTTGATGATTACAATGGTAAGAGTATAAAGGTTATCATAAAGACTAAAGATAATCCTACTCTATTTGATATGTTTATAGAGAAGCTAGAGAAAGTTGATCCATTAAACATACAAGTAGTACAAGATCATTTACATTTAGATATGGAAGATGATGAAGACATTATAGATGAAGCAGAAGATACTCTTACAATACTTAACACTTATGTTGATAACCTAGAGATTAAAAATGATAGGATTGACTTACAACAACTATTAAGAAGTTTATATGACGAAGCATTAAGCATTAGCAACTAATATATTATGATCACATTTGAGAAGATTAGATTCAAAAACTTTCTGTCGTATGGCAATAGCTTTACAGAGATAGACCTTAACAAACATAAAGACACATTAGTCATTGGAGAGAATGGAGCAGGTAAGTCTACATTCTTAGATGCATTGTCTTATGCTCTATACATGAAACCTTTTAGAAAGGTTAACAATCCACAACTTGTAAACAGTATAAACAAAAAGCATTTGTTTGTAGAAGTAGAGTTCAAGGTAGGTGGCAATCATTACAAAGTATGTAGAGGCCATGCGCCAAGAAAGTTTGAGGTATATCAGAACGGTGAACTACTTAACCAAGAAGCTCATACAAAAGACTATCAGAAGATACTAGAGCAACAAATACTTAAGATGAACTACAAATCTTTTACACAGATTGTTGTTCTTGGTTCACGTAACTTCGTTCCGTTCATGCAACTATCGACTGCAGACAGAAGAACTGTAATCGAAGATTTGTTGGACATTCAGATATTCAGTGTCATGGCTGGTATACTAAAAGATAAGTTATCAGAGAACAATAAAGACTTAACACAAATAGAGTATGAAGTAAATCTAATCAATGAGAAGATTGAAGTACAACAGGAGTACATTGATAAAGTAAACCAAGATCAAGAAGAAGTCATCCTCAAGATCCAGAATCAGATAAATGAGAAGACAGTAGAAGTTGAAAACCTTGTTGATGAACAAGATAAATTATTAGAGCAAGCGAAACTATTAGCCGATCAAGCTAATCCTTTAGAGACCGTTTCAGCTAAGATACAACAGTACCTTGCTTTAGAAAATCAAATAGAAAGTAAACTAACAAAGCTCAAGAAGCAATTGAAGTTTTATGAAGAGAACGATCATTGTGATACTTGTGGACAGGAGATAGAAAATGAGTTCAAACAAAGTCAAATTGAAATATCTAATACGTCTATCTCCGAAACAAAGGGCGGCCTTAAGCAGCTCGAACAAGAAATTACTAAGAGCTCATCAAGAGTCGAGGAGCTTAGAGCTCTCAAAGATGAAGCAGATGAACTTTCAAGAACAGCCTCAAACAAAGGAAGCACTGCAGCAGCGATTGAAGAAATCATTGAAAGCCTACAAGATGAGTTGGATGAGATTCAGACTGAAGCTGGCGAAGATGGTAAAGCAAAAGAACGACTTGTAGAACTCAATAAAAATCTGGAAGAAATTAATGTTCGTAAGACAGATTTGAGACGTAAGTCATCTATATATAATACAGCTCAAATACTTTTGAAAGATACTGGTATCAAGTCAAGGATTATAAAGCAATATGTTCCTGTCATAAACAAGTTGATCAATAAGTATCTAGCTGCAATGGAGTTCTTTGTAGACTTTAACCTAGACGAAGACTTTAAAGAAACAATTAGATCAAGACACAGAGATGACTTTGTCTACTCTTCATTCTCAGAAGGAGAGAAGATGAGAATTGATCTATCATTATTGTTTACTTGGAGAGCAATAGCTAAGTTAAAGAACAGTGCAAGTACAAACATCCTTATTATGGACGAGATATTTGATAGTAGTTTAGACTCTCAAGGAACAGATGAGTTCTTAAAAATAATAAAAGAGTTGACTTCTGATACAAATATCATTATAATAAGCCATAAGACAGATCAACTGTTAGATAAGTTTAGTAATGTTATAAAGTTTGAGAAGTATAAGAACTTCTCTAGGATTGCAGAATGACCAAGAAAGAATTTGAAAAGAAGTATAATCTAATTGCACCTAGTGAGGATATTCTTCGTAACAAAGTTCCTATGTTTGATATGAAAAATCCACCGGTAGATCCACAAGAGCTAGGATTAGACTTACTTAAGCATATGAGATACTTTGGCGGTATTGGTTTATCAGCTAATCAGTTAGGCTTACCTTATCGTGTATTTGTTATGGAAGGTGATCCAGGATTCGTTTGTTTCAATCCAAGGATAACTGCATATGCTGGTGAAGATGTAATGCTAGATGAAGGTTGTTTATCATATCCTGGACTATATGTAAAGAAGAAAAGACCTAACTTAATCAGATGTAGATTTATTGATCCACTAGGTAACACTTGTGTTAAAAAGTTTACAGGAATGTCAGCAAGAATATTCCAACATGAAATGGAACACTTAGAAGGTGAGAACTTCTTAGAGGGCATAGGAGACTTTGCATTACGAAGAGCTAAAGAGAAACAAACAAAGCTGTTAGAGAAAGTTAGAAGACAGAAGAATAAGTTGGTGAGGCAACAGAAGAAGAAATGAAGATAGCATACTCAGAAATATTTCACTCAATACAAGGAGAAGGATACTATACTGGTGTACCAAGTACATGGTTAAGATTCTTTCTTTGTAATTTACAATGTGATGGTTTTGGTCAAGATGATCCAACTAATCCTGATACATATGACTTACCGTATCAATCTATTGACGTAACAGATATCACTAAGGTAGAAGACTTGCCTGTATGGGAGAAAGGGTGTGACTCATCTTATTCATGGTCTAAGAAGTTTAAACATTTACAACATAAGAAAGATGCAGAAGAGATTAGACAAGAGCTTGTAAGAGTTCAGACAAATGAATTCAATCCAGAAGGTCTTTGGACTCATCCATTATCAGGATTAACAACTCACCTATGTATAACTGGTGGTGAGCCATTAATGAAGCATGCACAGATGGCTTATATTGAACTATGGAATAGATTTAGGTCTATGTTAACAGGTAAAAAACCACTTAATGTTACATGGGAAACAAATGGTACACAAAAGTTAACAGACGACTTTAAAGACTTTGTAGGCAACCCAGGATGCCATACTGCAACACCATTTATATCTTGTTCACCTAAACTGTTTACAGTATCAGGTGAGGAACGTAAGAGAGCAATCAAGCCAGAGTTTGTAGCTGAATATGATCTAATGGTAGCAAAAAGTAAAAGATTTGCAAGTGATGTTCCTAATGGACAATTAAAGTTTGTGTTAGGACCTAAACCAGAACAATGGGAAGAGTTAGATGAAGTGATCAAACTTTTTAGAGCAGAGGGTGTTGACTGGCCTGTATGGATTATGCCAGTAGGTGCAACATTAGAAGGACAAGCTATGTGTGATGGAGACGTTGCAAGAATGGCTCAAGATAGAGGATACAATGTATCAGCTAGAGTACACACGTACCTTTATGGTAATGCAATAGGAGTATAATATGTTTAGTCCTATTGTATTAGCAGGTAAGTTTGTTACTCAGTTAGAGGGCATTGATAATGATAAAATTAACGAGGACGTTCTTGCAAGA